TTACCGGTATAAAACTTAATTATATTTTCAGAAGGTCTATCATCAGTTCCTCCTTTTAACATAGTAGTTACATTCAATAAGTCTAATATATTACTTAATCTCATAAGAACTACTTTATTAGTAGAATCAGCATTAGTTTTATTAAGTGCGGTTATAACTTCGATAAGTCTACCTGATTTGGTAAATTCATTTTTCCATGATTCCCATAATGCTGGTTTTGCTTTTTTTAATGCTCTTGCTGCTGCTTTAGTATTCTCTATGTTATCTCCCCTTCTCATATTTCTTAACTTCTCACTCTCTCCCATCCTAGCCTGACGTGCTATCATTTCAGCTTTTAAGATAATGTTCAAAGCACTTTCGAAATCAGTTCTAGAATCTTTATTTTTTTCTACAGCTATTAATTCATCATCTTCATCATCTGGAGGAGCTATAAGTAATTCTAAACTCTCAACTAGATTACCTCTTCCTAATATATCAACTGAGCAATCATAAGTTCCATCTTCATTAAACTGCCATTGATAGTTAGTAACCGAACCAAACATTCCGTCATAGTTAAAGTTAGATTCACTTCTTAATTCTGTAATTCTAGTTATTATATCTTGTTTACCTTCAGGTCCAGTTACAGTAAAAAAATTTTCAACTGTTTCAATAGTAGTTTTTACATTTCCTGAGTTATCTATATGTATTGAATTACCCCATTCTACTAACATTGTCATCCCTGGTCTTAAAAATAGAGATTCTAATTCATCTAATTGATCTAATGAATTAGCTTGAAATCCTATCCTAACTTTTTGGTAAGTTCCATAAGTACCTGAATAGTTACTTGCGAAGGATGTAATACCAGGTGCAGGCTTATAGCCTTTGCCTGGGTCCTCTAATTTATAAGCTGAGTTAGTTTTATTGAATATACCTCCTCTGTAAACTCCGTTTTTGATTAAACCTCCTGAAAGAATAGTATTTTTAGCAAATTGAGATGAACCTAAAGTTTTTTTCTCTTTAGTCTTTTGCTTGGTAAAGAAGTTTACCCCAGAAGATAGTTTTATCCAACCGGTTTTGCCGTTTATATATAAAAGTTCTTTGTCAGTTCTTGATGGTGCTCCTAATATTTTTTCTCTAGCAGCTATTTGATCAGTAACTTCAGTTCTTATATTACGGTGTATCTTCGATGCACTGTTCCATCCTTTAGACATGTTACCTTGATTTATTTATACTGTTATAATTTCTAATAGTATTATCTATATTACCAGGTATTCTGATTTGTTTACCTGGGGTTAGTTTTAAAGAAGCTCTTTGATGATTATTAGAAGAGGCTATAACCCACCATAGACTTGAATCATTATAATATTTTTTAGCTAATATATCGTACCTATCTTCTTCGGATGCAATAATGTAAATATCATCTAAACTTTCCGGAATATCAGGATATATAGGATTAGTTTTATACTGTCTATTTTCACCAGTTTTAAATATGTCTATGTTTTGATATCTACTCATCCTTGTTTAATATATGTGCTTTCTTCAGAGAATCCATTTGTAATATATTTTGATCCAACACTTTGATTATTAAGTTCTTTTCCACCTGCTGTAGGTATAAATTGATGTATTGGGGTAAATCCAAAATTAACATCTAATAACATAGGCAACTCTTGAGATTTTAAATCTAATTCATTACCTTCAGGTTTACCAGCAGCTATTTCCCAAGGATATTCATTTGTCCACGATATACCAACATTATTAATAAACCCTGGTAATTCATAAATATAGTCACCAACGGTCAATTTAGCAAATGTTCCCCTCATAAAATTATTTTGATATGTAGGAGCAGTTGAACCTATAAGGTAGTTTAACTTTCTGTACATTGGTCTCATTTCTTCTTTGCTTTGTGCTGCTAAATGAAAACCTACATCTATACTTCTTTCAAAACCTCCGTAAGTATGAAACGATTCTGCTCTACCTGTATATTGAAAGCTATTCCAATTAGCAGTAGCATTATCATTAAAGGAGTTTAGATATGCTCTAAAGTATAAATGTTTTGCATTAGGGTTATCATTATTATCTCCTGGTGTTAAGACCTGTATCCTGAATTTAACTAAATCTCTACCAGTAACTCCTGTTTTTCCGTCTAATTTTTTATCAACTGGAGCTAATAAATTTATTCTATCGTAACCAAGTCCTAATTTTTGGCCGTTTACAATTACATCTTTTAAACCTGGTGATCCTAAACCGACTCTTACAGTAATATTCTTATCTAGGTCTTGTTTTTTATCATTGAATCTATCATTATATCCCTGTCCTTTGGAAAACTTATCAGTTCTATTACCTTCAAGTTTTTCTGAGGTAGTACTAGTACCCGAAGGTGCGCTTGATACTATACTTAATTTATTAGCTTGTAATGTTTCATCTGCTTTACCAGATACTGCTCTAGCATCAGGTAATGATTTACCAGATGTTCCTTGCAAAGGATTATTAACTGCATGAGGAACAGTTTGATCAAATCCCATATCGTTAAGGTAAGTACCTTTACCTTTTCCTGCGAATCTTTTTACAAAATGTAATCCAGTTCCATTAACTGGTACTTGAGCTAAAGTAGAACCTACTAATTTAGCTGTATCTAATAAACCTTGAGATAATATACTTAACTTTTTACCTACTCCAGTTTGACGTTTAGGATTAGGTTTAGTATTAACTAAATTAAGCAATGCTTCGTTAGCTAAATATTTTACACCTTGTGCTTTAGTTAAGATAGTTCCTATTCTGATTAAATCATCTGCTCTTTTAGTCAATTCATTAGCTTGAGGAACTTTACTATCTATAGCAGACGGTATGCTCTTAACAACAGGTGGTTTTTCACTTGGAGTAAATTTAAAGCGATTATTATCAGGTATTCCCTGGTCGATATAGTTTTGAAGTATTCCCACTTATTACTTAGGTAAATTGTCAGTATATTTCTTTGGTGCTATGTTATCTAAATCTAAAGTAGATGCTTCAACATCTTTACTAAAAATTTTTCCTAATTTGTCTAAGTTAGAAAGGTTAACTTTTGGAGTTTGTCCTTTTTTGCTTAAATTAGAAGGCTGTTCATTAAAGTTATTTAATATTCCCATTTTATTTAATTTTTATTTATTATAAATAGTTATGCTTTGTAAGTATTTTTGAAAACTTGTTGCCCTACTTTTGCTCCATCCATTAGTATATTAGTTTCTTTTTGTAGCATTCGTTCCATCATCAAAGTAAGTTTTTTATTCTCTTTTAATAACTCTTCTTGAGTTTTTGCTGCTTTTTCTGATTTAGTAGAAGCATCGGATGCAGCTTGAGTAATAGTTTCATCGCTTCTACTTGTGCCTTTATATATATCCCTAGCTGCTAATCCTGCATCTATCGCTACTGATGCTGCGGTTCCTATACCTGGTATTAAAGACGCAGCTCCAGACGCTACTTCTCCTATTGCTCCGGTAAAGTCTCCTTTCATAGCTCTGGATATTCCAAATCCTATACCTGCTAGTGCTCCAACTACCGGTATTTTCTTTAATAAAGACTTACCTATACTCTTACCTGCAGTTTTAGTAACAGCTTTTGCAGCTGTAGGTGCTACTGTACTAACAGCTTTTGGTAATACCTTAGCTGCTGTAGGTGCTATCGATTTTGCTGCTGTAGGTGCTATAGTTCCGGCAACCATTGGAGCTACCATTTTAGTTGCAGCAGGTGCTGCTTTAGAGCCAAGAGAAAACATATTTTTAACTCCTGACAGTTTAGGCATTTTTAAACCTTTAAACATTCCCATGCTTGCTAGTTTTGATAAACCAGACGCAGCATAGTACGCTATACCTGCTATAGCCATACCTTTAACTAGTCCAGCCATACTAGCAAGAGGTCCTAAAAATTTCTTCAAAGGCTGAGTAACAGCTTTATCAAGAACATCTCCTTTTTGAGATTCTGCAAGTATTTTAGCAGCATCTTTTGTGACTTCTGCTAATGAAAGAGTAGCTTCTTGACGAGCTAATTCTTCTTCACCTAACATTTGAGCTGCTTCTACCGTAGATATTCCTTTGGCCTCTGCTAATTGTTTAATTTGCTCTTTAGTATCAAGCTCAGCAAATCCTGCTATTTTAGTTTCTTCAGCAAGTCTAGCAATAGCTTTCTGTCTAGTAAACATCGATGCCATTTCTTCTCTAGACATACCCATTGCTTTAGCAATAGCTTCCTGCTGAAGAACGTTCATACTACCAAATTTTTCAGCAGTAATACCTTGTTTTTCTAACTCTAATCCAACTTTAGTTAAATCTCCTTTAAGGGCTGCTAATCTAGCAGTTTCTAAGTTTAACTGTCTACCGGTTAGTAGTTCGGCTTCTAATTCACTAGCTATAGATGACTCAAAATCTAGTAAATTACCGCTAATGCCTTCTAAGGTAGACATTTCTAGTCCTAACCTTCTAGCGGTATAAGCAGCTTTAACTAATCCACCAGCAAATTTATTTTGAGTTAATACTGTAGCACTAGAAAAACCGCTAATGTCTTTCATTATTTCTTTATAATCGATAGCAGCTCCTGAAGCCATATTTAGAAGCTTAACATCTTTAATTAAATCTGTATTTAATTTTTTGAATTCTTTGCCAACAGCAGCTGAAATATTGAATAATTTAGATGCTTCTTCTTGAGCTATACCCAATCTATGAGTCATAGTAGAAAATGTCTTAGCTGTATCTAAAGAAGTTACTCCGGTGGTACCTAAATCAGAATTTATAGCGGTAAAACTTTCCATTAGATAAGAAACAGGTTTACCAGATGCTTTCATTGCATCTACTAATCCATCTCTAAATTCAGTAGCATTTTTTCTACTAACGTTAAGATTTCTTGCTAAACTAGTAACTTGTTGATTCGTTACTGCTGCTTGTGTTGCAGCTGCTCCAAATATAAGTTTGAAGGACATTTTGGCAATAGCGTCAAATCCAGCAGCTACACCATTTTGACCAAAACTTTCTCTTATTTTTTCCGATGCTTTTCCTGCATCCTTAAAAAAGGATGATAAAATTGGTACTTTCTCAGTAGCATCAGCAATTGAATCAAAAAATGCAGTTTTAGAATTTAACCTATCATTTGCATCAGCTATTTGATTAAATTGACTTTTTAAATGTTTTGCAGTTTCTAAAGAAGCATATAAATCCTCTAATTGAGCATTTATAAGTTTTTTGTTAGTTTTATTCTGAGTTTCTTTTTCTTGCTCTATTACAAGAATCTGTGATTGAAGTCTCTGTATTTCTTCTTGAACTTTTGCTTCGTTCTCAAGAAATTTTTCTGTTTCTTTTCTATTTTTTAACCTTTCTTCGTCAAAACCGGCTAACTCGTTAGAAAGTTTTTTAAGATTATTTAATGATTTGCCAGAGTTATTTAACGCTTCTCTTGTATCTTCTGTAAGAGTTTTTTTATCTTTAAGTAAAGTATTTATTTCTCCAAAAGTATTAGCATTACGTGCTGCTTCTACTCTTATCTCTTGGAGAAGTCTTTTAGCTTCTTTTAAATTAAACGCTAACCGTTGTGAACTTTGTTCTTCGTCTCTAGTTGCCATTAATAGGGTATTCTTTCATATAAATAGGAAAGAGCTCTATTTTGAAGCTCTTTTTGTCCTATAAGATGGTTTAGTATTTGGTTTTGCAACACCTCTTCTTTTACCTTTAGCTGCTTTACTTGATTCTTCTACACGTTTTTTTTCAGCTTCATAATGTTCTCTAATAGAATTATAGGTAAATCTTCGTAACCATATAGGCATATTATAAACTGTTTCCCAGTCATAACCGCCTTTACCGTGAAATACTATTTCATGTATTTGTTTAAAGAGTGCTTGTCTATACTCCTTCGTTAGGCCAAAAAAAGTCTAGGCCTATTGGAATGCCTACCCTCTCCTTCCCGCCATCATTGTTTGTATATTCAAACGTAAGATCAATATCAGGCATTATTCTACTATACTCATTACGAAGAGCTCTAGAATCTGTGGCTAGTAAGTAGTTATCAACAAAATCTCTAATATCTGCTAAAGATCTAGAATCGTTTACTGATGTTATTATATATTTTAACCTTGTGGTAATTTCAGGGGAAACGTTTTTATCTATTTTTTGTAGACCTTTTATTTCTTCTTCTATTGCTGTTTCATCACCAGCAGTTAAAATTTTATAAGTTACTTTATTTTTTGATTGAGGTAATGTAAATTCAAATTCGTTTTTAGTAGCTTTTTCAAACTCTTCTATAATAGGTTTATTATCTATTTTAGTTAAGTCTACCTCTATATTTTCTCCATTATAGAATACTGGGTAGCTTTTTCCATAAGATAATATACGAGCTGCTATCATTATTGCATTTTTATCTCCTATAAGTAAATCACTATAGTTAATGCTTTTATCTATAAATAAAGATTGCAGTAATTTATCAATTACTATACCTTGAGTAATATAGTTTTGATTAGTTAAGATATCTTCTTCTTTAGCAGTCATATACTTCATTTCGACAGTTCCGCTACTTAAAGGAGAATCTTCAGGATATAATAACCCTTTTGATGGTAATTCTACCGTTTCGGTAGGTAAGTTAAATTTTGAACTCATAAATTCTTTTTTAAAACCGATTTATATATAAATATAAGTAAAATAAATTTTGAAACCAACTAATCAGTAAAACTTTTCATTATCAAGTTATTCTGTAGGTTATTTATGATCATAGCTGATTCACTAGTAAAGAGAAAGTTAAAGTGTTTAGTAGAACTATCAAGCCATTTAAATTTACCGGCTTTTAGATTGCATTTTTCGAGTAAATTAGTATCATATTCATAATCTTCTTCTTTTTTTGCTATAAAATCATTTATTCTATGGAAAAAACTACAGTTTTTCATTTTCTCTAAAGATCCTGCAAAGTAAAGATCATTATTCATATAAAGATACTTAGAATTATAATCAGAATTGAAAAATTCTTGAAAATTTTCGTATTTAGTAGAAAATTTTTTTAAATATTCATCAGCAGGTCCTTTAATTTTAGGTATATCAGTTCTCCATTTTAATACTACATCATAATTTTCCAAATCAAACGTTCTTAAACTCTCTTCGTACCTTATCCATTGAATAATTCTATTAAAGTTAGGATCGTAATGCTTTACATTATGGTACGTTTCTTTTTGATGTAGTATTTCGTTACGGTATATTTTATGAAATGTATCTACTACACAATCATACTTGTTATCCTTAGTTAGAACAACGCTGACAGGGTTTAAATCAAATGCTTTAAGTTTATACTCTTCACTCGAATGAATAAAGATGTCACAGTTTTTTAGAAGTCTTTTATTTAATTCTAAATTTTCTTGTGATACGAAATCTAATCTACCTATTATTATAACTGCTATTTTCATTATATAAAAAAACCCGGATGTACCGGGTTAATTTTTAAAAATATGTGCCTGCTATTAGTAATTTAATATACAGTAATCCATTGCTACGGTCATAGAAACTTCTACAGTTTCGTCAGATGTCCAGTCATACTGTCCAAAATCACCGTTAGTTAAGAATGCTCCTTTAAATATCCACTCACCAATTATATCTCCTACAGGTCCTAAAATATTTAAAGTTAAATCTTTTTTATAAAAATCAGAATATCCAGCTCTACCAGTAACTGATTCGTATGAAGCTCTTGCCCATTCCATTACTGCTTGAGCACCAGAAGGTGTTATTGGATCATATAACGTCATCGTTACATCTTCCCACTCTCTTTTACCTCTAATTTTTCTATATGAATTAATATGGTCTAGTTTAATAACATTATCAGTAAAAGTAGGTGCTTTAACATTCTTAATCATGAAAGATGGAATGTTATCTATAAGCATTACAAATCTGTTCTGAACTTTAGGTTCGAATGCTTTAAACATTATTTCGTTTGCGTCTAGTATTGCCATGTTCTTTATTTATTATAAATATCTACTTTTCAAATTAGTTACCAAATGTAGCTCCAGTCGGCTCAACTACGAAGTCTAGTACTATAAATTCTGCTGTTTTTGTTGGCTGAATAAATATTTGACCTACTAATTGATTTCTATCTACTACATCTGCTGTGTTATTAGTATCGTCCATTACTACTCTGTAAGCGAAAAGACCTTGTCTCTGTACTACTGAATCTAAGTAAGGATTTACTGCTGCCAAGAAACTATTTCTTGTTGCTACAGTATTTTGTTCAAATACTAAATTGTTAGCTTGGTTACCAATAAATTCTTTTAATGCTATTAATAATCTTCTAACGTTTACTCTATCTAAAGCTGATGCTTTAGTCTGTAAAGTCTTTTGTCCAAATACTGCAATACCTGTTCCAGGGAATGTAGCGATTGGATTAACTTTAGATTTATATAAACTATCTCTTTGAGTACGAGATAATCTTCTTTCTGCTTGTATTACTCCAACTAAGCCTCCTCTTACTAAACCAGCAGGTGCAAACCATGGTGCGTTAGCTCCATCTGTAAATGCATATACTCCTGGTATTACTGTAGAAGATGGTACCCATACGTTCTGTCCAGTTGCTGAAGAAACCTGTAACCAAGGCCAGTATGCAGCTGCGTAAGAACTATTTATTTCGTCTGCTTCTCCTGTTACATTAGCTACTGTTGCTCCATAAGTGTATAAGTCAGCTACGTAAATTGCATCTCCTCTTGTTTCACAAAGATCAGTCACAGCACTTACTACATTAGGCATAAGTTGTTGAGTTGCTCCTGGTACTGAGATTACATTAAATTTAAATTCATCAGCATTTCCTAATAATGTAGTTAATTTTTCTGTAAAACATCCATCTGTTAAACCTTGGTTGTTAGCATTAATATTTTCAAAATATTTAGCTTCAACAACATTAGTTCCAGTAGCTCCAAAGAATGATCCTGATTGAGCGAATGGAAGTGAACCTGAATAACTAAGTGAATTTGAATCTACACCAACTGTTATTCCGTCTGTACTTGTATAATTTAAAGTTTTAAGGTTTACAGCTGATACTCTTACGTAATTAGATCTGTTAACATAATCTCCAGTCAGAGTTATATTATCGCCGGTTGCTGAAATAGCTTTAACTTGATCTCCGATTATAGCAGAAATATAGTTAGGACTATTAGGATCTAAACTTAAGTTGTTAAATGTCTCTAATATAGTTTTAGATTTTGTACTATCGTCACCATTTCTGATAGCTAAAGTAAAAGTACCTAGTGCATTATTTACGTTTGATACTTCCCATCTAAGATTGTCTTTTGAACCACTTACTAGGGAACCATCTGAGTTATGTCCTCCTGTATCTTCTGAGCCAGTTGCGTTATTATAAATTATACCTTTACCTAAAGTTTCTAAAGTAAAAGCTTCACTGTTTAAAATATTAGCTGCGCTTAAAGTAATTATTATGTCAGTTCCATTAGGTAAATTAGAACCCATAGATTGAGAAGTAAAAGTTACTGTATCGCCAGATGCATATCCTGAACCTCCTGATAAGGTAATAGTATTAATACTTGCTGAGGTAGAGTAACTTGCTGTTAATTGTAAGCCTGTTCCTGTACCACTAGTTGCTGATGCAACAGCATTTTCCGTTCCAGTAGGACCATTACCTGCACTTGATGTAATATTAAATGAGTTAAATGATAAATCACCAGTGGCAGTAATAGTGTTGACTACTCCTGATTCATTTGATGATGATATTCTTGTCGATGATGCAGCTGTGAATGAACCTGTTACGGCTCTAGCTACTAATAAGGTGTTTCCTCCTTGAGAAAAATAATTTTTTGCTGCTATTGATGTTAAATATTCTTGTTTAACAGAACCAGAATCAAAAGTATCTCCGAAAACCCTTACGTACTCATTATAAGATGTTACAGTAGTAGGAATTTCTACAGGTCCTTTGACAGTTGGTCCAATTATAGCTGCTCCAACTTCAACTGGTGCCGGTTGAATAAATGAAATATCGTTCTCTCTTTGAAATACACCTGGTGAGATGATTTGTTCTGCCATGTTCTCTTAAGTTTATATTTAGTCTATTATAAATATATGCGTAAAATGGAAACCAATTATAGTTGAATGGTCCTTAATTACATATATAAATATGGGAAAAAGAGTGTAAAAGAAAAGTTTAAGAAGATTTTTTAGGAATAAACTCCATTGTATCATAGTCTATAGTTCCATCACCATAGATTTGGGTTAATTTTTGGCCTAACCCGCTTTGAATAGCGTTTATATTTTTACGAAACTCTTTAATTTCGTCTTTTTTATCTTCTACTTCTAATTCTAGTAAACCAATAGTAACTAGTTTATCTCTTAATATCTTTTTTTGACTATTAAGATCAGTTAAAGCTTTTACATCTTCTTGGTTAAGTTTTATTTTTTTAGACATTTAAATTAATTTTTGTTCTAATTTATTAAAAAATTTTTTGTATACAAGTTCACTAAGTTTTCTATGATCATAAGTGTTAGGATGACATTCTTTATCATAATTATCATCATACCTCTTTATATAGTGCGGCCAACTTATACCAGAATTGTTACAGAAAGAAAAAAAGTATTCATAGTTTTTTATTTCATGTTTTCTGTATAACTCTAAATTAAAAAGATTATCAATAACTAATAATTTACTATTTTTACTTTTTACGAATTCATTTAGCATCGATAATTGAATTCTAATATTATCTGATTGATGAACTTCATCGTAATTAACTTTATACCAGTATTTACTATAATTTTCTAAATCAATATTAGTTACTTTATTTTTAGCTTCCGAAGATCTTTTTTGTTCACCAGTAACTTTTATTACAAGAGGAATATCAACTCCGTACTTGCTAGGAATAGTATGTCTGATAGGCTGAGTAAGTCCTAACACTATAAAACTATTAGTTAGGTTATTTTTATTAATTGTCCTAACTATACTATTGATAGCATTTTGATTACTGTTACCAGGAAAAGCTAAATTAATAAAAGGAAGTTTAGTTTTTTCAGATAGACAGTTTACCCAAGAATGAAAGTAAGCAAAGTTCTGTTTATCTTCTCCAGGATCTGCAATTGGATCGTAAGTATCTCTATGCTTGTTTTGCCACTCCCAAGGGTATGCCATAAAACTACACCCTGAGTTAATTATGTTTGTAAAACTTTTATACATAATCCATTATATTATCACTACACACTCCTAAACAATCTCCTAATTTATTTTTCGACTCTTTTGGCATTACTTTTATTCCATTCTTACACTCTACTCCTGGGTATGCCCATATGTATCCTTTTGAAGTAAGTGTAACTTTATCTTCCTCGTGCCAAAAATAATTAAGGTAAACTCCTCCTCTATCTACTTCTACTAATTTACTAACTGCTTCTACATTCTTACAATGTATCCAAAGTTTATTACTAACATTTTGAAACCAATCGAAAGGAACATCATATTCAGGTTCAT